CATTATCTTTTATTACTATCAAAAAGAAATTGAAGCGCTGAAAGAAAAAATCAAAAATAAAACATTTTTTGAAGTGAACGGAAAGCATTCAAATTTGCCGCCTAAGCAGTCTTGGGAATCGTTGAAGAATAGTGTCACTTTTGTCCAATATATGGCTGGTAGCGCAGGAATTGAACTGCAATACGCGAATACAGTTATTTTCTACACACCAACTTATTCTTATCAAGATTATAGCCAAGCGCTGGGCCGAGCTTATCGTAATGGACAAACTAAGAAAGTAACAGTTTATCGTTTTATAACGCAACAGACAATTGAGCAAGCTGTTTACCAAGCGTTAGAAAACAAAGAAGATTTTTCAGAAGAATTGTATATGACTACAAGAATGGGAAGTGAGTAGGGATATGAATAAACAAGAATTGATTGAGAAATGGGAAAGTAAGGAAGGTGTTCCGTCATATGAAATGAGTTTTCTTTGTGGCATAAGTCGAATAGAGATTTATTTGTTGATGCAGTATCCAACGGCTTCGAAGTCGAGAAAGAGCCACGTTATTATGTGAAGTTGCCTGGAATTGGGTATGCGAGATTTGGATTTTGTATACCTGTTACAGAAAGTATAGAAGAAGCAAAAAAATATACTGAACAAGAAATCAAAGCAATTGATGAGCGATATTGGCCGTTTGCTGTGAAAGTTGATGGTGAATAGATGAGCTTTAAAGAAGCTTTCAAAGATGAATATGTTGAAATTGACATAAACAATAACGAAGAAGCAAAAGCTTTCTTTGAAGAAAATGTATATAAAAGGGAAAGAGAAATATTAAAGAAGTCAGAGGGCTTTTTTAAATGTATTGAGGAGGAATAGCATGTTTGGTGTGCAGAAACAAGATAAAAATGTAACTGAAAAACGTACACAATATGTCGGTGGTTCAGATGTACCAGTTATTCTTGGCCTTTCAAAATATAAAACACAATTTGAATTGGCCAAAGAAAAAGCTGGCATTGTAGTACCAGAACAAATTAGCAATCCGTATATAAATTTTGGTAACAAAATGGAGCCTGCTATACGTGAGTACATTAATACCATGAATAGCTTAAATTTTCATCCAGAAACATTTATAGACAAGGATGACTATATTCGCTCAAATGTTGATGGTATTGATAACGAAAATAAAATTTTGCTAGAGATTAAAACACACGGAACAAAACCAACGGTTGCCGTATATGAAGCCCAAATGCAGCTTTATTTTCATCAAACAGGTTGTGACTATGGCTGGTTGGCTATGTATCAAAGACCAACAGATTTTGATTTAGAATTTGATTCTTCATTATTGAAAATTAAAGAAATTGAACGCGATGAAGGACAAATTGAAAAGATTCTGGATGCAATCGAAACTTTTTGGATCCGTGTAGAATATTTAAAAGAAAAACCTGATATGACTGAAACTGAATATTATTCTGTCGGGAATGATGTAAATAAATTAGTTGCACGTGTAGAACGCTTTGAACTTGAAATGTTGGACTTTAACAAGAAAATTAAAAAATTAAAAGAACAACAAAAAGAGTTCCGTGAGCTTCTTTACCAAAAAATGGAAGAACAAGATATTAAAAGTATTGATACTGGTGACGTTTTGATTACTCGTATTTTACCAACTATTCGTGAATCAGTTGATAGTACAACCTTAAAAAAAGAAAAGCCTGATATTTACAACAAGTATTTAAAAAAATCACCAGTTAAAGGTTTTATAAAAATTACAGAAAGTAAAGGGGAAAAATAACATGATTAGAAAATTACAAAATACACGAAAATTTTATGCTACTACACGGAAAGAAGCCGAAGAAGAAATTCAAAAAATTATTGATGAAACCGAAGGATCAGTGATTAAACAAAACATTGTTTCTAAAAACCATAAAGATTTTGGTGATTACTATGAAGCACAAGTGACCGAAGAATTTGCACGTAGCAAAGAAATCGTTGAAGGAGGATTTTTAGCATGAGAAAGGAGAAAAAGTTTTGTGGAAATCAATAAAAGATTACTGTGAATATTACGAAGTTAGTTCGCAAGGTGACATACGAAGTAAGAAAACAGGAAAAATTCTTAAGCCTTATAAAAATGGCAAAGGGTATTTAATTGTTACTTTGTCTAAAAACGGGAAAAATAAAAAAATGCGTGTTCATAGATTAGTAGCACAGGCTTTCTTAGAAAATCCGAATAATCTTCCTGATGTAAATCATAAAGACTACGACCGAACAAATAATTGTGTATCCAACTTGGAATGGATGGGAAGAAAAGAGAATGTTCAATACTCATCCCAAAATGGTAACTTTGTAAAATCAGCACCTACAAAACGTAGCACTACTGGTGTAAGAGGTGTTAGCTGGAGCAAAGAAAAGACAATGTGGAGAGTGCGAATATATGAGAATGGCAAACGAAAACACATTGGTTACTTTAAAGAATTTGAACAAGCTGTAATAGCTAGAAAAGAATATGAAAACAAAATAGGGGGAATAATTAATGTCAATACTACCACCAAACAAACCGCAAGTACCAAAAGATACGCCTAGAAACTTTTTTGTATGGGGGCCAACAATGTCAGGAAAGTCTTTTCTAGCTTCACAATTTCCAAACCCAGTTATTTTTAACACGGATGGAAATGCAGAAGCAAACACTGTACCATCCGTTCAGCTTAGAAATATTAAAGCTTCAAACGGAAAGATTAAACGTTCAGTGATTGATCAGCTAGATAAATTAATCACTGCGTTACAGACTGAAAAACACACTTACGAAACAGTGGTTCTTGATGTAATTGACGATATTGTAGTAATGATAGAGCAATATATCTGTGATAAAGAAGACGTTGAAACTTTGGGTGATATACCATACGGAAAAGGGTATGCTGCATTTACTATGAATGTGATCTACATTTCAAGAAATGCGACAAAACTTGAAGGGACTACAGAAATTGAGATTCCCTCATTGAAAGAAAAACATCAAAATATTGTAAATGGTAATTGCGACTTATCTATTCAATGTAAAAAAGTTGGAAAGAATTATATTCGAGTAGCAAAAGCACGTCGCAAAGACTATATGCGTGATCAAGTTGATGATGAAACCATTCTAGGAATTTTAGATACTATCACTGGAGTTTTTGGACGAACAGCAAAAACAACGAAGAAAAAGCAAGATGAAATCGTTAAGCAATTAGAGCAAAACGAAGATATCTTGAAATCAGCAGAAGATACACCCAGTGAAAAAGCAACTGATGAAGTTAGTGAAACTAAGCCAACTAAACAAAAGGCAAAAGCGACAGCACCAGTTAATCAAGCGGCATCTAAAGTGGAACCAGCAAAAACAGCGCGTGTTCAACGCCGTATCAAACCAAAAATTTAAAAGACAACAAAAAAATAAAACTAAAAATATATTGAAAAGAGGAATTTAACATGGGATTAAAAGATTTAGCAAGTGAAGTATTAGCAGGATTCGATCCAAAAACAGACAATCCAAATGCAGGTGATTTTGATGGACTTCCTGATGGTGAATATGATGTAACGTTGGAAAATGTAGAGCATAAAATTTTCAATAGTGGTTGGGAAGCTTTGTCTTTCACGAATGAAGTCACTATTGGTGAAGCTGCAGGGCGAAAGGAATTTATTAACTTAGGTTTTGATGAAAATGCATTAAAACCATTTATTTTAAATAAAAATCAAATTAGTAGGGAAACTGGCAAGCGTTGTTGGTTTGCAATTGACTGATGATGATTGGGAAGATGAAGAAACGCTTGCCGCAGCTTTTCAAGATGTAATCGGTAGTCAATATATTTTAGTGATTACCTCATTACCAAATAAAAAAGACCCATCAAAACCATATAAAAATTATGATTTTGTTGCGTATGAAGATGAATCAGAAGCCGATGATGTGTCTGTTATTTCTGATGAAGAAATTCCATTTTAAAAATTAGGAAGGGGTCTGGCCAATGTTTACTTTTTACTGGTTATACCAAAATAAAAATGATTGGCTGGCAGTTTTCAAAACAGATAACATGTATACTATCGCAAATGACAGAGAGAGCCTAACACAGGCTCTTTCATCTGTCACTTATCTTGTTAGCTATGGCAATCATCGTGGCACAGATAAATTTTTGGCCAAAATTTTAACTGATGGAAAAAGTTCATTTTTACAAAAACAGCTTTGTATTGATTTAAGCCAAGAAGCCAGAAATTGCACTATTGAAGAAATAGCGTTTAATTTACGTATGGATATTTCAGCGCAAACGTTAGAAGAATTTTGCAAGAAGCGAATTGACGTATGCGAAAAGATTTTTGAAGAACGTGAAGAATATTTAGAAACAAAATTCGAGATAGTGAAAGAATTTGATTTATCGCCACGATCTGTGACAAAAACACGTGCAAATTTAGCTACAGAAATTTTACAAGCTAAGAAAATGCCGAAGCGCCCAAATATTTTATTTTTTGATATTGATAAAAATGTACCGAAGCGCGAACTACCTGACCGTGTGTTAAATTTCTATGAATCAATAAAAAATAATTATAAGAATACGCTAGAGGAAAAACTCAAAACGGAAAAGTTCAAAATGACATTAGCAGGGTTAACGCATATATATGGTTTTGGTGGGTTGCATGCAGCAAAAGAAAAATACAAAGGAAAAGGACATTTTTTACTTATAGATGTGAAGCAGTTCTTTCCAACTATTATTTTGAATAATAATTTTCTAAGTAGAAGTATAAAAAATCCTAGTGCTTTTTCTGATTTGTACGATAAAAAGGTTCAGACAGAAAAACTAACTTACAAGACGTTAATTAACGCAGTGAATGGCTCAATGAATAATCCTTATTCAGCTATGTATGATCCACAAAAGTTTTTTTCAGTAACAGTTAGTGGTCAATTAATCATTACGCATTTGATTTTGGTTTTGGAACACTTTGTTGAAGAATTAATTCAAACTAACACTGACGGTATTCTTGTAAAGATAAATCCAATCATGGAGCCACTGATTCGGGATTTATTAAATCGTTGGTGTGAACAATTGCATGTGAATGTGTCTATTACATCAATAAAACAAGTATGGCAAAAAGCGGTTAATGATTATGTGTTCCAAACAACTGATGGTGATTTTATTCGTAAAGGAATATTTGCACCACCTACTTATTTATCTAATAATATGCCAATTGTCAGTGCTGGTGTGTTTGCAAATGTAGTTGCTAACATCAAACCACAAGATTTTGTTATCCAGCAATTCAAAAATGGTGATATTGAAGATTTTTATTATATTGGTAAATTACAAGGAGATTTTGAACACATCGAACAAAGAATAAATCAAACATACAAACGAATAAATAATACAGTGTGTGGAATTGCAACTACGAACAAAAGTTGTGGTGGCGTTTTTCAAGTAAAAAAAGACCTACACTCGAAATTACCTGGATCACCAGATAAATTTTTATCTTCGAGTGTGGCCACAAAAAAAGATATTGATGTTCAATGGTACATTAAACAAATTGAAAAAAATATTTTCTAATTCTT